CCTGAGATTATAAAAAAGATTAAAGATGGTAAAAAGAAAAATGCTCTTAAAGGATATTATATAGATGTTGAGGGTAAGCAGATTGGTTTAATGAATTCTGAAACTGATAAAATAGATTTGGTTATTAAAGTTGGACAGATTTTAGATTTAACTATTTTAAGCAGAGATGAAAAAGAAATGATTATGGAAGATGAGAATATTGCTCAGGAATTAAGACCTTACTTTGCATGTAATTATCTTTACACAATAGATTCTTTTGAGACAATTCAATGATTGGATATTCAGTAAAACAAATAACCTATAACGATACTAAACCTTTTATTTTAGATATTCACTATGCGAAAAGAATGCCAAGCATTACTTACGCTTATGGTTTATTTTATGAAAATGAATTAGTTGGTGTTGTCACTTACGGATCGCCACCCTCTCAACCACTTTGTAAAGGTGTTGCGGGTGTTGATCATAGAAAAAAAGTTATTGAGTTAAATAGATTAGTATTAAAAAATAATAAAAAGAATGAGGCTAGTTTTTTAGTGGGTAGAACAATTAAAATGTTACCACAACCAAGTATCTTAATTTCTTATGCTGATACTAGTCAAAACCATACAGGTTATATTTATCAGGCTACTAACTTTTTATATTCAGGCTTATCCACTAAAAGAAAAGAGTGGAGAGAAATAGGATCTAATAAACATAGTAAAACTGTTTGTGAACAATATTCTTTAAAATATCGTAAAGAGAATACTGATAAGTTTCATGAAGTTGATAGACCCCAAAAGCATAGATATATTTATATAATTGCTAATAAAAAAGATAAGAAGCAATTGTTAAAAGATTTAAAATATCCGTTAATGGGATATCCTAAAAGTAACGAAGAAATTAAAATGAAAGTATAATGCATGAGAAATTTATTTGAGACATTTATTGATGTAGGTAGTGGATTAATATTATCTACATTAATACAATTATTGGTATTTCCATTTTTTGATTTACATCCTACGGTTTGGGAAAGTTTTAATATAGCAATAATATTTACAATAATATCAATGATACGTTCTTGGATATGGAGAACTATTTTTTCAAATAGAAAAACAAAATTAAAATTACAAAGGATAAAAAATTTATGATTATTGGGATTTGCGGATACAAGGGGTCGGGAAAAGACACCTTAGGTGAAGTGTTAACTAATACATTTGGTTGGCGTAAGATGAGTTTTGCTCAACCTATAAAAGATTTAACACATACTACTTTTGGAATAGATAAAGCAATTTTATCTGGTACTGATGGTGAAAGAGAACTTAGAGAACTACCTTTACCTGATTGGTTTAATTTATCTTCAAGAGAAATATTACAAAAAGTTGGTATGGCTTTTAGAGAAAATTTACATGAAGATGTTTGGGTTAGAATATTAGAAAAGCAATATGAAAACTGTAAAGAACATGTTGTTATAACTGATGTAAGATTCCCTAATGAAATTAAAATGATTGAAAAACATGGTTTTGTTGTTTGCGTTAAAAGACCTGATTGTAATGGAGATAGCCATGAATCTGAACACGCATTAGATAATCATGCTTTTAGTTATGGTTTTAATAATGATGGTACTAGGGAAGCTTTACAGGCTAAGTTTTATAATTTCTTAAAAGACAGGATAGTATGAAAATCATAAACGATGATTGTTTAAAAGTATTACCAACATTAGAATCTAATAGTGTTGATTTAATACTTACAGATCCGCCTTATGGTACTACAAGAAATAAATGGGATAGTATTATTCCATTAGATAAAATGTGGGTAGAATTAAAAAGGGTTTCAAAAGATAATACTGCGTCAGTAATATTTTCTCAAAACCCTTTTACTTCTGTTTTAGTTTCAAGCAATCTTAATATGTTTAAGTATAATTGGATATGGATGAAACCCCAAGGTACGGGACATCTTAATGCTAAGAAATACCCATTAAAAAATCATGAAGATATTTGTGTGTTTAGTTTAAAACCACATAAGTATAATCCTCAAATGACACAAGGTAAGCCTTATAAAATAAAATCAGGTAGACCTAGTTCAAATTATGGCGATCAAGTTTCTGTTGTTACAGAAAATAATGGTTTTAGATATCCTAAAACTGTTATTGAATTTGCTTCTGATAAAAATAAATTACACCCAACCCAAAAGCCAGTAGCCTTATTAGAATATTTAATTAAAACTTATACTAATGAAAATGACACTGTCTTAGACTTTACAATGGGTAGCGGAAGTACGGGTGTTGCTTGTAATAATACTAATAGAAATTTTATTGGAATAGAATCAAACCAAGAATACTTTGATATAGCCGATAAAAGAATTAATAATAAATTATAAAGGATATAAAATGACTAAAAAAGTTTTCCTCGATTTGGAAACCAATGGCCTACTTGATACAGTAGACACAATATGGTTAGCAATAACTAAAGATCCAGTTACGAATGAGGTTAAAACTTTTTCTGATCATGATGAAAAATCTGAACCCTTAAAAGATTTAACACCTTACTTAGATAAGTTCGATTCTATTATAGGGCATAATTTAATTGCGTATGACCTACCAGTTTTGTTGACCTTAAAAAATTGGAAACCTAAGGATAATGTTAAACTTGTAGACACTATGATTATTTCTCAAATGAATAATTTTAGACGTGAGGGTAAACACTCTTTAGCTAATTTTGGTAAGATACTAAAAGATGCTAAAGGTGATTCACCGTCTTTTGATCATTATTCTGAGGCTATGAAAATTTATGGAATACAGGATATTAATTTGACGGCCAAGGTCTATAAATATGTAGTTAATGAAGCTCAAACTTTAATTGCTAATAGACCTAACTTTCAACAGGCATTAAGAACTGAACATGCTATTGCTGAGATATGTGCAAGACAAGTTACTACTAAATGGAATTTTGATACGCCCAAAGCCAAAAAATTCTATGAACAATTAACTGCTGAGATGAAAGTTATTGAAGATGAGATTAACCCTACATTAAAACCTAGAAAAGTTTTAATTGATAAGGAACCTAAAAAAGCAAAGTACCTACAAGATGGTAGATTTAGTGCGGTGAGTGCTAGAATGTTATCTGAATTTTTAGGTACTGAAATAAAACAAACTGATACTGATAAGTGGGATCCTAAGAAAACGTTTCAAAGATTTAAAATGACTGAAGCAAATTTAGGTAACATGGATATGGTTAGAGGTATGTTAATTGATGCGGGATGGACTCCAAGCATGTATACTCCTGGAGGCGAGCCAAAGATAACTCCTGATACGTTACATACTATTAAAGGTGATATTGGACAAAAGGTTTTAAAATATTATCAGTTAAGATCTAGACACTCTGTTATTAGAGGTTGGATAGAGTTAGCTGAACTTAACAATGATAGAGTTTATGTTGAGGCTTTTAATCTTGGTACACCTACGTCAAGACAAAGACACAGTAAAGTTGTTAACGTACCTAACTCAAATGCATTTTTTGGTAAAGAGATGCGATCTTTATTTATCGCTGATGATAATAAAGTTATGGTTGGGTGTGATAGTTCGGGTAACCAAATTAGAGCATTATGTCATTACTTAAATAATAAAGAAGTTAATGATCATGTTTTAAATGGTGATATCCATCAACACAATGCTGATACTGTTGGAGTCTCAAGGCCTTTAGCCAAGGGATTGCTCTACGCTACAGTATTTGGTGCAGGTGCCCTCAAGCTTGGCAAAATGGTTACAGGTGTTGAAGATGCAGATAAGGGTAAAGAAGTTAAAAACAAACTTTATAAAGCCCTACCAGGTCTTAAAGAACTTGTCGAGAAGTTGAATAGATTTTTCTACACAACTAAGAATAAAGATGGTTTAGGTTTTATTCCAGGGCTTGACGGTAGACGTATCTACGCTGAGTCTAGTTTTAAATGTTTAAACTATTTACTACAATGTTTTGAGGCTATTACAGTTAAGACTGCTGTAGTTAATGCTTTTAAAATGTTTAAAGATGAAAACTTAGATGTAGATATATTAGGTTTGATTCATGATGAAGTTCAAGTACAGACTAAACCTGAGAACGTTGAACGAGTTAAAGAAATATTAAGTTATTCTTTTGGTGATTATATTACTAAAAAACTAGAACTTAATATTCAAATGGGTGGGGATGCCAAACACGGAAATTCGTGGCTTGATACTCACTAGTTAAATGGGTTAGCGGTAAAACGTTAACCCAACAAAATTATAGAAAGATCAAAAATAATGAATAAAAACAATATGATAGGGATAATTGACGGTGATGTATTGATATACAGGGCATGTCATAAAGCCTTAAAGGATAATTTAAATGTTAAGACTACATTTGATGAAATATACCAAAATGTAAAAGATGAAATACAATGTGATAAATATTCATTACATGTATCTGCACGTGGAAATTTTAGAAGAGATATTAAACAAGATATTTTAATCTATAAAGGTAAGAGAAAAGAAAAACCTGTTAACTTTAAAGAGTGTAAAGATTATGTTTTACAAGAATATAAACCAGTTAGTAAAGAGGGTTATGAGGCTGACGATACTGCTTCTGTTGAGGCTACTAAGTATTTAAATAAAGGACAACTATATGTTTTAATTACTGTTGATAAGGATTGGATGATTATAGGTGGTTTGTTTTATAATATGATGCATAAGCACGTTAAAGCAATATCTAGATTTGATGCTTGTTCGTTTTTTAATACACAACTTTTAACAGGAGATACTGTTGATAATATACCTGGTTTAAAAGGTGTAGGTATTGTAAAGGCTGATAAGTTATTAAAAGGTAAAACATTAACTAAACAATTTGAATCTGTAATTAGATTATATAAAAAACATCATCCTGAAGATTATATCAATAGATTAAATGTAATGGGTAAGATGCTTTATTTAATTAAAGATTATAAAGATAATTCTGATTGGAATATAGAATACTGGGAAAGGTTTATAAAAAATGTGTAAACGTGAAAGTAAACTGAAATATTACAGATCAGTTAAAGGTATTTGCAGTAGATCATTTAATCATTGCAAAGACCGTGTTAAGAAAAATAAATTAAACTTTGATTTAGATTTAGAATATTTAAAATCTATTTATCCTAAAGACAGTAGATGTCCTATACTAGGTTATGTAATGAAACCTAGCCAAGGTCTTTTAGGTGGCGATAATTACAGCCCTACACTAGATCGTAAAGATCCTAGAAAAGGTTACAT